ATCTATCTATTGGTGAAACTGTTACTGTAGTGTTTGTTGTTCCATCAACTATAGGTCTGCAACTTGTAAGTGTGGACCTTTTACCCTGTGATCCTTCAAACTCTGTTGTATCAACTGTTGCATTTAAAGATGTAGCAATAAATTTACCAAACTTGTTTTGCGAATTAAATCCTGCAAGTCCTACAATCCCTTCATCATAAAAATATGAGTCTAATGATTTAGGTAAGTTATCTAAATTACCAAGTACATCCAAACTTTCTAATGTTGTAAATGCTTCTTGCGATGCAGTAGAAATAAATTCTAAATCTAAATCAGATCCCGTAGACCATTTATCTACACTATAATTATAAATAATTAATTTGTTATTTATAAGTGATGTGCCTGTAGCTCCAGATCCTCTATAGGACCACACTACTACACTATTGTTTGGATCTACCGCACTACATATACCATCTACATTAGATGATAAGTCATCGTAGAAAAAATTATCTATTTTACCATTACCTATTGGAGCTAGTTGTTGTCCTCCGGTAAGTTTATAAAAACCATCTTGTGCTAAGAAAAAAATCATATTACCAAAAGAGGCAATAGATTTATCTGCAAAGACTCCTATATCTCCAATTTTATCAAACTGAAAAATTAACGGAGTACCCACATAACTCATTCGGTATATAGCTCTTTCAAAGAAAACAATACCACCTTGTTCTCCTCCAACTATACCCATTAAGTTTCCATGTTCACCGACAATATCTTGAAAACCAGATTGTGTTGCTTGGCTTGGAGTCCATGTTGAACTGTCATTAAGTCCGGACCATTTAACTCGTTGGTTGTATTCTGTTCCAGATTCATTTGTGTAACCAGAAACAACAAAGTTATTTATAACTGTTACATACTTTGCTTTCAGAGAAACAAGATCTGAAAATGCTGTATCAGTTCCTTGATCAAACTTTTGTATATTGTCTGCAAAGTTTGTAGCAATTATATTTGTTCCAAACTGTGTAAAGTTCCAAAAATCTCTTGAACCAGATGTTGTGCTGTTATTGTAACCACCTGATTTGCTTTTATCTACAAAAACAAGACTACTATTCATTTGATAAAGTTTACCACTATCTCCTGCATAGTTTGTTACGCCATCTTTTTGAAATGATGAAAACAATCCTACTGCACTAGCTGTAAGGCCTGTGCCACTTAATGCTTGAAAGCCAGGTAATGATTTATATCCTTTAGCAAGAGGCAAAACATTATCTACTTTTATTGCACCACTATTTTGAAATGTAGGCAAGTCTGCCTGTAATTCTCCAAACTCAATCATTTATGCCACCATAGGAGTAGACATCTGGATTGGTGATGATGTAGTAAAACCTCTTTCTGCTGTATCGTTAGCGTTTTTAATTGCTTCTTTATATAGAGATCCCCATGTTTGTATTCTTTCGTCTTGGAAAGTAAATGAAGAACTCTCAGCCAATGAACCATACAAATAAAGTTCCGGATAATTTGTAAGTATACTATTAGTAGGGTTACTATCCGACAAAGGAGTAATATTTTTAAAGTAATCTATCTGTAAAGTATTGGCTGAGTCCGGAGGATTGCCTAATAAAATATTTGTGCCTACTATAGTAAAAAAGTTTGGTTGTCCGTTTCCTACAGAGGCGTTATATTTGTCATAGAAATCCGAATTACTAATAAATCTTAATGTCTTATAAGGGTTACTTTGGTACACTACTGATTTGGCTTCTAAGAAACCAGTTGGTAAACTGTAGCTTTGAGTACCAGAAACTGTTGTTGTAGAAGTATCACTTGAAATCATTTCTCTAACACGCAACTCTCTATTGAGTCTACTCTCTGTCAATGTAATAAAATCACCAATAAAAGCTGTTAGATCATCTCTATTGAGATAATTTGCTATTGCAGTTTTAAGGTTAGAAAATGTATCAAATGCCATTATAATCTTCCTGTGTAAATTCTAAAGTGTCTGTTATCTGGATCATTAAGCCATTTAAAAAACTTTGGCTTATCTAAAACTTTTCCAGAATGATTGAGTATGCCTTTTTTTGCTAATTGATGCACAATAATATTTGGTAGACGAGCAACTCTATAACCTTTTGCATCTGCCAATGGTTTTGATTTATATGCACCTTCGTTTTGTGCTATTTTATTTGCCTTAATTATTTCTTCTATGTCTTGAGTATTTTCAATATGATATTTGTCATCTGACTCATCATATACAAGATTAGTTTTTACTGTATCTTTCTCATCACTTAGAGAAAATTTTTTCGTAGGCATTATTTAATAGCTTTTGCGATCATCATATCTACAGTACCTTTAACAGATAGACCTTGATTGCCAGTAATACTTAGCATTGGATCATATTTTCTGTCACCCATAGATGTTTTTTTAGATTGTTTTTTTCCTCCACCTTTTGAAATCATTTGATCTGATTTAATGGAGTTAGCAACAACCTTATATAATTTTGAAGTATGTTTTTTATTTGAAAATATAGTCATTGTTTCCTCTCTATAATTAATAAGGAGGGGATAATCCCCTCCTTATCCTTGTCCTACAAATAATTATGCAGTTAAGTTAAATATTCCGAAGTTAGCGTTTGGTGAGTTACAAGTTAATGTCCACTCAGCTAAGAGTAGTTTCTTGTCACTATCACCAGTTCTTGCTAGATCAGTTGTTTCAAATGGTCTTAGGAAGTCTATTGACCACACATCCATTTGTAAAATGTCAACTCTGTTAGCGTTCTGGAATCTGTCTGGAACAAATGCCACTTCGCCAAAGTCTGATACATAAATATCAGTTGTACCGATAGATACTCTATCAGATGCGTCTTTGTACTTAGTAGCTACCCCATTAAATGCAGAAGCTAATTGTTTGTGAGAAGGTGACATGAGAACTGTATCTGGTTCACCGCCTAATTCAAAGGCTTTTAACAAACCTGCTTTAAGAAGTGCTTCCGTAAAAGTTCTGTTAGAACCACCTGCAATAGCAGTTGCACCAGTACCTGCTGGTGAAGCTGATGGTGAACCACCTACAGAGAAATTACCTGCCGCAGTTGATGTACCTGGAATGTTACCTCCATACCAAGTTCCTACTGATGCTGATTTTCTTGCCGCAGAGGATGATCCTGTTACTTTAGCTTGTTCAATTCCAACAAGTGCGTTTTCAATATCTCTTTTGATCTCTTTACCCATCTTTGCAAGTTGATACGCCATTTGTGTACCCATTCCTGCATTGTCTACAGCATCGTCAGTACCAGAAATAGTTACTGCTTTTGCTGAGATTTGAGTTCTGTTGTTTAGACGCACAGTAGCAGATCTAGAATCACCTGTGTAATCATCACCTTCAATTTGTGCGTTTACGCCTACAGATGCTAAAGCGTCTGTTTGCCATTCATGTAAGGTATTAGTCGCTGTACCTTTTGCAGAGTTACTCATCATCGGAGTTTCGGTTGGTGAGATATTATAGATCACATCAGCCAGGTCCTCACGAATAGAGTTAGCTCCATCGTATGTATCAAATGTATTTGTTGGTTGAGCCATACTTTAGTCCTTTCTATTTTTTATTGTGAATACAATTCTTGTAAAACAGAAACAGCATCTTTAACTGAACCTGTTTTTTTAAGACTTGCTTTTTTTGATCTAATACGCTTTACATTATCATTATCATCTTGCACTTTAGGGCTAGAAGAACTTACAACTCTAGGAGTCTTAACAACTTTTTTATCTTTGACTTTAGAGTTTCTTAATTTGTTGTAACGATAAGCGTTAGCTAACATTAATACTGCTCTATGATCTACTAACATAGATATTTCTTGATCCGTATAGCCAATAGACTTAGCATAATCTGTTAAGTTTTTGACAAATGTTGGACCTTTATCTTTGTCACCATAGATTGGTAGCTTTTCAGCAAGTAACTTTCTTTCCTTTTCCAAATAAGCATTATAAGTTTTTTCATGCTCTTTTTGTTTTTCGGCCATTACTCGTTGTTGTTCTTGCCTAGTTGCTTCCATCATTTCTTTCCTACGATCAATTTCAGCTTTTTGTCTGACATATTCGGCAGGATCTTCTTGATAAAGTCTGTCAAGATCTACATTGTTTTCTGTAGACTTTAAGTGCTGAGATAATACTTCTAATTGTTTCTCGTATTGATCCCTTCTGATTTTTGCCTCCTCGTTTTGTCTAGTCAAACTTTTTTGAAGATCATCAACTTGCGTTCTATCTTCAGAAAGTTTTTTCGTCTTACGAGTATAATCTTGTTGTCTTGAATAACCATTCTTGAGTTCATCAAGGGTGACTTCCAATTCTTGGTCTCCGACCTTAATCTTGTATAGTTCCTCACTACTTTCAAGAGGTTCTTCACTCTCAACTTGATCTATAAGTTCATCATCTTCCAATAAGTCCTCGTTGTTCATTTCTGAATCGGCTTCTGTTTTTTCTGATGTTTCACTTGGAACTTCTTGAGTCCTTGAGGCGTTTAAAAGGTTCTTCAAGTCGTTCACAGCCTCACCTTCGTTTTTGTAAGGCTTGGGCGTTGGTACAACTGTTTCCGGTGAAGGATTGTCAGTTGCAGAGTCCATTACTGGTTGTTCTGCCATTATAATCTCCTATTTTTTTTGTGATAATTTTCCAGTTTCCATTACGGATTGTAACTGAACCAAAACAACTTCTAACATTCTTCTCATGACAAAGATGTTTTCACGCTGTTCTGTATTCTGTAGTTCAGAATTTAACCATTCTATTTGTAAATCCTGACGAATTTTTTGTACTGCTTCAACAAATATTTCATCCTCTAATATTCGTTTAGCTTGTTCTCCTCTTTGTTGATCTGTAGGTTTATTCATTAGATACCGGCATCTTTACCAAACATAGCATCGTATCTGTCACGAGCTTGTTGGTTTTGTTGTTGGATTTGTTGATTATTAACAACAACATTACCTTGATATCCTCCACCTCCAAAATCTTCACCACCTCCATAACTACCACCAGAATCACCTACACTTGTTGTACCGCCATAAGGTACATTGGCTTCATCTGTTGTAGCTTTTGGTGTAAACAAATATGAATTATCTGGTGTACCTGCAACATCAAAAATAAAATCACCGCTATCGTCATATTGACCAGAAAAATATCCTCTACGCATTAATTCATTTTCCATAGCTTTTTTTCTTAATTCACTTTGATTTCCAAATGCTGATTGTAGTAATGCTCCTTGTAATGAAGGAAAAGAATCTTTTAATGTAACAAGATTTCCTTTACTTGGTAAAAAACCTATTAGACTATTAGATAGATAACCTGATTTTAAATATTTAAGTAAATCTTCATTAGAGGCGTTTCTCATATCTTTAATAGACATGTAATCTCTTTCCTCTACTTCATCATTATCATTAAATCTTGTTTCTTCTTGAACACTATCACCAACATAAACACATTGTTTTAGTATTTCATCATACACATATCCTGGAGGACAGTTTGGTATGTTTTCATCATCGTTTACTGGAGGCGTGTAAATTGGATCTGGATAGATAGCTGAGTCATCTGGATAAAAATCTTTTGGCAAATAAGGATTACGAAATACTCCTTGTGCGTTCATATCCATTGGTTGCATAGGAGTAGAAGCAGTAACACCAGAACCTAAAAAAGAATCTATTACTTTTTGTGCTTCTGTGCCTTGAAAGAAAGGTGTGTATGCCATTTATTGTATTCCTTGTTTTAATATTTGTGATGCTAGTTTTTCTTTATCAAGTTGTTTGCCTTGTTCTTTCTCAATAATGTCACTAGCAAGTTTTTGTTGTTTAAGATTTAACTCTTCAGCTTTTGCAATCTCTTCTGTTTGTTGTTTTCTTGCTTTAAGTTGAAGTTCTGCTTGATCTTTTGCTCTTCTATTCATTAGTTCTTGTTGAGCTAATGCTAAAGTTGGATCTGGTCCTTTAGGAGCTTTTGGTCTTGGAGGATTAACAGATGGATTATTAAAAAATTGACTTGCATCTTTGTATCCTGCGTTTTCCAAATACTTTTCTAAAGTGTTGTATATCTTTTGAGGATCTACAATTCCAAGTCCACCTGCTCCAATTAGTTTTTCTTGTACTGCAAGAACTCTACCTAGAACTTCTAGTCGTTGATCTTGTGATCCAGTACCTAAACCTACTTGAACAGTTGCATTGTATCTGTTTACCCATTCTCTAGGGTTCATTGGTATAAATTTACCTCGTAAATTAATTATTCTTTCTTGATCTTGGTGCTTACATACTAAAGTTAGTATGCCTTGAAACATTCTTTTAACGCCTTCACTAAAATTTCTTGCGATTAATTCTATTCGCTGTGTAGAAGCGTTCATCATAACATTAGTTGATGTTGCAGTAGTATGAGATTTGTTAATTGCATCTGCATCCATACCCATTTGAACTTTTGATACGCCAGATCTTTGTTCTCTAACGGAATCTACCTTCTCAATCATCGCTAAACCTTCTTGCATGAAGTTTGGCGTAGCCATAGGCGTTACTGCATTAGGTGATTTTACTCTTACAATACCACCGGCTCTGCTTTGGAGTATATCATCAATGTTTGCTTGGCCATCTACTACAACTGTTCTTGCGTTGTTTTGTAGATACGCATTGTTGAGTATTTGTCTGAACAAAGTTGTCTTAATTTCTTGTATATCACCCACTAAATCATACATGGATAGACCAAAGAAACGATGTGGCATTGGAATTGGCGTTACCATCGCAAATGGTATCTGTTCTATCTCTTCATTTTCTAATAAATGATAAGAATTAAGGCCACTACCACCTACTACGATGTGTCTAAGCTCTGCAATACCATCATTATCAAAATCACATCGCATATAACACTCAGTTACGCTTACAACTGTTAGTGCAGGATCAATATTTTGATAATCTTGTGGTGTTGTTTGGTCATCATATGATCTTCTTGTTACAGCTTCCGTATTATAGACATCTTCATCTGCCGGAGGCAGTTTATCAATAATTTTTTTATCAAAACCCATGTTAATAAGCTCTGATCTTGTTTTAAAAACTCTTTGACCAATAAAATTACAATCATCCAGGCTTGTTGCTGTCTTAGAAACAAGCATACTTTCTGGTGGTACATTCTCTATGACTATTCTTCCGTAGTCTTTGACTCTTTTTACAGTAACATTGTAAGTGTTCTCACTTACTTCCATGTTATCTAGGTCTATATCTGTAGCACCTTCGTCTACTTCTACTATTTCTACCTCTGGATCTATGAGAAGTGCTTGGTATTCTGCTTCTGTAAGGTTTTCATAAGACTCTTTGGCTTGTTCTTTTGATGTTTTCCAATAATATTTTACAAATCCGTTCTTAGAGATGAGAGCATCTTTGAACATTGTATGCAAAATGGAGTAACCATTGTTATCTACATTGAATATGTGGTTGATGTAGTCACTTGCTTGTTCAGAATATTCTACATCGTCTGCATTTTGTGGTTGAAATCTTACAATACTTTCGCCCTGCGTAAAAATTCTCATCATGCTAGGCAGAATAGACTCAACAATCTCTAACATATCTTGCGATCTTACTTGGGATTGACCTTCTTGTTCATTACCTAAAGGTTCTCCTAAGTAAAACTTGAGAGCATTTCGTCTTTGTTCTGTTAGATCACCACCATAGTATCCCATAGAGTTAGTAATCTCCTGTGATATAAGTGACAATAATCTATCTTTTGTTAATTTCATACAATACCTAGTCTTGGATAATTAATTTTTGTTCCCCAGTTTTTTGTTTCTTGTAAACCAACACATAAATATCTGAAAGCATCTGCACTATGCGATGTCCAGTTGTGTTCTGGTCTATTTTTTGGTTCACCTTTATCGTTCATCGCCCATCGGTACTGCCTCAAAGCGTCTAAACCTTCTTTTGTGTTTTCATAATCAAACCAACATCTGCCAAGTGTCATTCGTACAGCGTTAATTCCATCTTCTATACTCATCTTTGGTACGATACTGGTGACTAAACCCAAAGATTGTGCAATCTCTATTCTTGATTTACCTGTTCCAATCTCTCTTACACTTGCATCATGTGGTAAATAATGCGTGTCGTAGATATAACCTTTGCTATCAAGAACATTTGCGTAATATTCTAAACTCTCTCCACTATCTTCAAAATAATCTATTAAGTGAATAGCTGATCCCTTTTGCTGACAAAACCATATAGAAGTTTTATCATGCATACCTAGATCCCAGAATGTATTTACCTTTACTGTTGGATCATAAGGAACTTTTGTTATGCGTTCATCCTCATCTGCTTTATTCATACCTAGTGCATAAATTGAGCCGATAGCATTACTCTCAAAAGAACATTCATATTCTGCCTCATAGATCTCAGGAGGCATCATTTTTTTTGCTTCTGCTAATTCCTCTTCTTTTACCACTTTGGTTTCACTTGCTTTAAATAGCTTCGTAAACCACTTAGGATCTTGTTTTCCATGATTGTAGAGATCAAAGAAAGCATTGTGTCCTTGTGGTGTACCGATAGCAATCATCCAACCTTCTCTATCCGATAGTGCCGGTCTGATTACTTCGGTCCACATCTTGGGAGGAATCTGAGCTACCTCATCTAAAATTACTCCGTCTATGTAAAGTCCTTTTAGTGTTTGAGGCCTCTCACAACCTAATAGCTGTATTCTACCACCATTAGGTAATTCTGCTCTAAGCTCTGTTTCATGATAGTCCATATTCGGTAAAACAGATGTGTAATATTTAAGATAATCCCACGCTATTCTTTTTGCCATAGAATAAGTAGGAGCAATATAATAATATCTAGGTCTAGGGAGTGTGCATTGTAGACACTTCTTTATTAACTCGTTTACAGTTAATACAGTTTTCCCAAATCGTCTATGACATACCAGGACATTAAATCTTTTTAAACTCTCATGTACTTCTTGTTGTAGTTGTCTAGGCTTGTAAGGAATTACTATTTTGTTCATACTTCATTACCCCATTGTTCTGCCATAGCATCAGCTATTCCTTGATAAGTTTTTGACCTAATTTTCCATCTATCTTTTGATGGTGGTAATTTCCATATTCTTTGTTCTCTACCCTCTACAATTTTAGTTGTTTTTAATTTAGATAAATTTTTTAACCAAAAACAAGTTTTTTTAGTTTCACCATGTCCAAACTGCCAAGGTTGTATAATTTGATCTGGTTTTCTAATTTTAGTAGATATAATTGATATAGGATTTTCTAATGCAATCTTATTTATGTTGGCATTTAAAAGAGCTTTAACAAAATTAATTGCTTCTAATTGTTCTTTTTTTTTATTTTTAAACCATCTTGCACCACTCACAGCTAAATGCGTACAAGGAGGATGAGCAATCATTAAATCCCAACCTTTATCTAAATAATTTAATACATCTCCTTGATAATGATTACCAAAACTTTCAGTTGGTAGTATATCACAAGACCAAGCATCATGACCTTTTTTTGCAAAAGCATCCCTTACAATACCAGAATACTCACAAGCTATTAAAACTTTCAAACATCCTTTACTTTCTCTTCCTTAAGATAATCTACCATCCGAGCTACATCTTTACCTTTAACTACGCCCTTGCCCTTTTTATCGTTTAATTGTGTTCTACTATTCAGTTGTTGAACCAACATAGCAAAGCCATCTAGTTTTATTTTTTTCTTTTTCATAAAAGCCTTTAGAGAG